GGTGGTTAAAGGGGTCTTAAAATGCTTGACTTGATCAGTGTTACCTCAGTGAATAATCAGTCTTTGCGTCGATCCCTCAATTCTCATTTTGAGAATATGAGGGACGTCAGCTTGTGTCGCGGCCAGTTCAGGTTCCCAAAGGATCTGAATGGATACAAGCACAATTTTAACTGTTCCTCTGAATGTAAGACATCTCATGTCTCGCTTTCCAACGAGGACTATCTACGATTCATCAAACCAATCATCAACTCAGTAGAAGTTGCGTTGGCAAATCTTGGGTTGAATCGCAGACAGCACACTTGCTGGATGTGGTTCTTCAAATATTTGGTTAGTCATGTCGGGGGCTTACCTTATATGGACAAGTTGCGTCAACTGTCAGCGATAGCTGCTGCATTTAGGGAGTATGCAATAACCGGTTCAGTTATTGCGAAACCTATAATGTCAGAGTTGTGTGATAGGTTAGGTGGTGGATATGTCATGTCAACCCGGTTAGGTGTATTCTTTCAAATCTCTTGCTTTAAGAGGGCTTTACCTCTTCCTGATAAGGAAGGAGTTTCTGCGTCCTGTAAGAAACATCGGGAGGTTGTTACCTCGGTGTTTACGACCGATCAGAAGCACCTTAGCTCGGTGCAAGACTTTTCTTATGAGTGGGCAAAGAAGATGAGAAAGAATTTAACCGGAAATATGGCATTTCGACCTGGATCTGGCGCTTCCTATGACTCTACCCGAAAGGAGGGAGGAGGTGCTAATTCAGTTGAGAAAATAGTTAGTAATTGGTTAGTAGAAGAGATGGATTACGAAGAGTTTGAAATCGTCCGGAATTCCTCGAATCTATCAGTAAGTGGTATCATCTTGTATGATCCAGTTATTGGTCAGTATGAAGGGAAGCGGAAGCGAAGAGAGCTTCTCCGAACTAATCTCACTTCTCGGGAACGAGAGGAGTTTGGGGCTCTGTTATCGGAATCTAAGCGGGAGGAGTTCTTCATGGAGGTTTGGAGACTTCAATCCTGTTACGATTATGTGTCAAAGTATCTTGGGTCTGACATACTTCCGCGGTCTAAGTACGTCGCAATCAGGGAGAATGGGGGAAAGGTTCGCTCTCTGGCTAAGTCAGAGGCGTCCCTAGTATACCTTTCTAACGCTTGCGGCGAGACTATACGCGATCTGTTGAAGAAGGAAATTAGTGTGAAAGGGGCACTTACTGGAGTACCGTTTGAAAGTTGGATGGTTACTCTGCGAAAATGGATTAAGTTCCTTGGAACTCAATCAACTTTCACAGAGCACCTATCCGACCTAGGTATTACGGCTAAGGACTTCGTGTTTAGATCTGCGGATCTAACCAGCGCAACTGATTTGCTTCCTAGGGATGTTGTACATCACATCGTCTCCGGGATCCTTATGGGTCTCGGAGTCGACATGGGTGATGAACCTAATTCTCTTTTTGGGGAGATTATGAGGTGGACTACCGGTCAGTGGATCTTGGAATACCGTAATGACTCCGTGGTAACAACCCGCGGTGTTAGTATGGGATTACCGGTTTCATGGCCGATACTCAACCTTTATAATCTATGGTTAGTGAACGAATCATGGCGCCTAATTGGAGTTAATGGTTTCGGGTTAACGCGCAAGAATCGCTGTCACACTCAGTGTGGCGACGATCTTGTTGCCTATTGGCCTAAAATTGTTAATGACAATTATACGCGTCTCCTACAAGAAACTGGTGGAGAACTGAGTGAAGGGAAGGATCTTACCTCGAAGTCTTGCTTTAACTTCGTGGAGAAAACGGGTTGTCTTACCTTTCGGCGAGGCAGTCCGATCTTCCATGTGCCGACTATCATCCCCATGAAGTCGGTATGTGGATCCAACTCTGGGTCAAGTGTCCCGCGCTTCATTGAAGCGGGGAATTCCATTACAACCACAATGGCAATGTTACCTGATGGTAGCAATGTCCGGCGAATAGTTGGTGGTATTGTCAGGGTTAGTTATGCTGACCTGATTGGCAAACTTGATCACTTGGGACTCTACCCCTACATTCCTCGTGTTTACGGGGGTGGGGGCTTTCCGATTCTAGCAAGGGAGTCAGATTGCTG